TTCTCTATGAAAGTTAGCATCTGTCATTGCTTCTTCAAAAAGATATTTAATACAACCTAACATATCTTCTTTGCCCATTGCACCAAAGTCTGTTAGTTTTTTACCGAATAAATTCTTGTATACTGTTAGAACCTTTTTAGCATCTCTTTTATATTGTACTGAAATAGCTTCTATTACTAATAAAGATTCAAACGCAGGATAAACATCATCATAACCTTTACCATAAATATCTGCCATCAACCATTCTTTATTGGCTTCATCCCATAAATATACAAATTCCGCACCTCCACCATCAGCAACGTCTCTTAAATATTTAGATATGTTAGAAATTTTACCCTTAGATGCTGTAAAATCTCCATAATAGTTCATTCCGCTTGGATCAGATTCTAAGCCTGAATTATCTCCATTTTTAAGAATCATGTTTAGTGGTGAACCACCTTTTGAATATGTTTTCTTAATAAGAGGTAGCACGTTTTCAGGATATGAATCATAATGCATATACACAGAGGTTATATTTCCTCTTTTATCGATTTTACCGATTTGTCCTCTAGTTCCCTCTTCAATCAAGGTTACAGATTCGTTTATTCCAGCTTCTTTTAATTTAGTAAAGAACTCAATTCTTTGATCTTCATCTAATTCTTTAATAGAAGTAACTTGAAAATCAGATAACATTGATTTAAATGCTTCAGCTGAAACATTACGTTTAGTATCTTTTTCTTCTTCTAATTTTATTTTAGCTTGTGTGTTTCTAAACGTAGAAAAATCGCTAAATGATTGTAATTTTGCCATTTTGGTTAAATTTATTTTTTATTACTATATTATTATATATCTCCTTCAAATTGAACATTTTTAACATCATATTTAAACTTCTGTTCTTTGTATATTTTTATCCTTGCTTTAGAATGTCTTATTAAATAATTATCCCAATCTGGTGAGCTTAAATCATCAACAAAGTCTATGATATTGACAGAATCTTTAGAGCTATGTTGTCGTAAACCTCTACCAATAGATTGTCTAATAATTACTTCTGACTTAAAGGATTCAGTAAAGAATATGTTATGTATTTTTTTAATTGATATTCCTGTTGAGAATGTACCGTATGACGCCACTATTACAACCTGATCTCCTAATTCCATTTTCTTTTTATATTCTTCTCTAATATCTTTATCTGTTCCTCCATCTACATAAAAAACTCTTTTATCTGAGTTTTGGCGGAGCTGTTCGTATATTTTTTTACCATGTTCTATTCTATGAAACAGAACTAGAGAGTTCCTAGGAACCTTACCAACAACATTACATATAAAATTAAGTCTACCAAAAGAATTAATAATATAGTTTTGTTCTAGTTGAAAAACGTCCTTCCTATCATACTTATTAAATGCTAATTCTTCAAACGCTTTTTTAGCAGAATCTGGTGCGTAATTCATTTCAATTACCTTTACCTTACATTTTGCAATGTGGCCCTGACTCTGTAAAAATGCAGCCTTAACTTCACTAATCACAGGTCCAGTCTGACTCATTAGAGTTAACTTATCTAACGTTCCGTCTTTAGGAATCGTACCTGATAAACCATACTTATATTGTGCGTTTGTACATTTTTGCAATATAGTCTTAATAGAATTAGATTTCGCCTTATGGGTTTCATCTACAATAACAGCGTCGAACTGTTGAAAGTATTCTTTGGGCTTTTTAACTAAGGACTGATACGTACCTATTACTACGTTTCGGTCTGATTTTATTTTCTGACCAGCATATATCTGTTGTATCTTTAGTTTTATTCTATTCTTGTTGTTGTATTCGTGGAAATCTTCATGGGCCTGTACGACCAAAGAAACATTAGGAACTATAAATAGTATCTTTTCTGCCTTTTCTTTTTCTAACATGTAAGCTACTGTTAAAAAACTAATAAGAGTCTTTCCGGCTGATGTTGCTAATTCAGCCAAACATCTCCTAAACTTTAAAATATTAAAGGCTGTTTCTATTTGATAATCTCTTGGAACAAATTTACTATCTTTAAAAAATTCTAAGGCCCACTCTTCAAATGTCTCTGCATTTATGTTTCTATCAAATAGCCTTTCAATTCCATTAAGTTTAAGATCAAACTTATATTCCTTGCAAACGAGCATAACGTATCTCCAAAGACCAGCGGGAATCCACTTATCGTCCTTGATATACGAAACATATCCGTCCCATATTCCTTTTTTCACTAAAGGATTAAATCTCCAACTATCAATTCTTTTAGTTAAAGATATTTTAATCTGCTCTAGTTCTAATTCTTCTGCATCATCAATTCGTAAGAATTGATTATCATCCGTTAGAGTTAAAATCAATTTTCATTTAACTTTTTTTACAGTCTCGAAATATCAAGGCGATTCTTTATTGCAAAGCCCATATTATCAAGAGTTTTTACTGAGCCTTCAATAAAGGCCTTTTGGCTTTCAAGTAAATCCAAAATCTGTCTATCGTCCGAAAGATCTGCATCAATAAATCTTTCTCTTTGTTTATCTGTTATCTTATAATCAAACTTATAATATTCAATCCACTTCTGCTTATACATTTTATCTACTGTTCCTTTCTGTGCTCTGATTTTTCCAGCTATCGTTGCAAGATTCTCAACTAATATTTGCCTATAGCTCAATGTATATGCACTAACTTCTTCCAGCAATACACCTTCCTTTAAGTTCTGTGTTAGTGCCTTTATCTTTAATGTCCACTCTGACCTTTGATTTGCTAAATATTCATCTAGCTGTACAATCTTAGATTTGTTTGATTGTTGTATTTCTGCCATGTAGTTTGTTTTAGAATAATGAATTATTATTAGTATTCTTCTTTACGTAAATATTACTCTTAAATTTCTTCTTATATTTAGGAGTTATAATTATGTTTTTTTCTTTATGTGTTATATCAGCTGAATCAAAACCGAGAATCATCTTAAGATTCCTGTGTCTTTTTCCGTCTTCTTCGAACTGATCTAATTCGTCGTTTACCATTTGTACATAATCGTCTATCATAGGTAATAAGCATCTAGTCGTGAATTACTAAAATACTTATCCATTGTAGATAAACATTTATTTTTTGTTTTCCAAGCGGCGATAACTAGATCGTTTAGATCTTTAATCTTGCTAGGATATTTATCCATCTTTGATTCAGATAGGAATTTTTCCCATGTAAATACTTCTTTACCTCTTTTTAATTTTTGCATCATCTTTGATTTTCCTGCATCGTCATTATCAAACATATATCGTATTGTTGGAATTTCATCTAACTCTTCGGTTGATCTGGTCACAGACGCCAATGCTATAGAGTTAGGCATAAATAAGGCATCTAAAGGTCCTTCGAATACCGTACAGGGCATTTGGAAGTTTGCAGTCATGATACCAAACAAAGTTGATAACTTCTTAGAGGATATAAGCTGTTCATCCTGGAGAGGTATTTCTTTATTCATTTCCTGATATATCTTTTCTATATCGTATGTTAGATATCTTGTGTTTTTACTTTTCCTTAAAGATCTACTTTGAAATCCTATGACTTTATTTTCAGGTGCTAAGTTTAAAACTAAAATTCTTTTATCTCTAGGAGAATAAAGAAAGTTGTTAAGTTTTTTGTGTAAAAATCTATTCTTTAAATAGAAAAAAGCTGGATCACCTGGTTCTATTTCTACAAGTTTAAAAACTTCTTTAAGTTCCTTTCTTGTAGGTGATAAATCATATAAGGTTTTAAATACACCATGCTGAAGAGTGTCTACTTCATTAACAGATACTTTGTGTTCTTTAATATATTCTATAATTGCAATAGAATCTTGAGTATCTTGGAATTTTAGGTGATGATCTTTTAAAAAACCATATAGATCTGAATGTTGTCCACAATTAAAGCAGTGGAATTGTAACGTTGCCCAATATAGATTACCTCTTTTCTTATGAGTTTCACCATGCGAGTCACCACAATAAGGGCATGCCAGGTTTAAACGACCTGGCATTTCCTTAATCATGTGCTTGTTAGGGTCAGCGTGTTCTTTTACACAAACTTGTTTAACTAAACTTCTGACCTTCTGCTTTAAATCTTCTGTGATTTTTTTAGATTCCGATTTCATCTAAGAAAGAATCTAGATCATCGCTATCTGCTGATGCAGTTGAAGATTTTGTTTCTGCTGTCGTTGGAGTCGCTGTCATTGTGTCAGGGAATTCAAAGTTAGCATCGTTTCCTGTTACCGGGGTTGATTCTTTTACTGCTGCTTTTTTAGCGGCTGGTTTCGGTGTAGAAATTACAGAATCCATTGAAGAACCAGGGTTAAGATATTGTCTTAAAATACCATTAACAAAGTCAAGAGCTTCAGCATCCCATTTCTTATATCCATAAGGATCTAAAGATGGTGCTGTATCTAATTCTGCTTTAATAGATGTCATAGCTTCTTGATTTCTTTCAGCTGGCTTACCATCAATTGCAATTGCTGATCTAGTAGATGAGAATTTAGACTTATCATAGTTATTATATTCACCTTGGCGAGTAATAATAAGTTCAAAGTTCTTTCCTTCAAATAGGTCATAAATCTGAGTCGGCTCACCGAAAGCAGGTTTAGTTTCTTCTTCAATTTTCTCTTTGATTTTATATCCAAATTTAAATACTTTATAAGTACCGTCTAATTCTGGATTCTGAGGGTCTTTCACTATTTTAATAAGAGAATAATACTGCTCTCTACGCTTAAGCTTGTCGCTCATCTTACGGTCTACTGCTGAATCACTCTTACGAAGTTTGAAGAATGCATCTGCAATTGGACACTTATCTCCTACCGTTGAAGGTGAATCAATAAGTCTTCCATCGCCGTTAGCGTCAGTTAACCAGTGTACATACTTTTTAACTAGTGAATTTCTTGGGTTTGTTGGATTTGGTACAAAGCGGATAAGTGCTTTATAGGTACCATCTTTACCATCATCTGCGGATGGTTTGTAGATTTCATTTGTAGAGTTTGCACTCTTTGTCTCGTGGGTTTCAACATCGCTTACGCTTAAGTTGAAAATGTCAAATTCTGCCATTTCTTTAATTTACTTTAATTTACGTTAATGTCTTTAATTCTTTAAAAACTTATAATAGTTATACATGCAATTCTAAAAAGGTTTCACAGTTATAACTAATCTATATATCCGTATCGGGCCGGCAGGCTTTCTATATTAATCTACTGAAGTATATGTAGAACCCTCTTCATCAATCCATTTAGAAGAAGATTCAGGTAGCCTTGCAAGGCCGGCCTTTCTTAAAATATCTAGCATTTCTGTTTCTGTTATTCTATCTTGTTGTAACATCTCTGTAAGAATAGTCTTAAGAGCTAGTAATCTTGCTGATGACATTGTTTTGTTTTTCATGGTATTCTATATTTTTTTATTATTATGAAACTTTATGGGACAGATACAGTATAACTTAAGTCTTTAAGCCTCAGTGGTAAATCTATTCCACAGTGTTAGCTTTAAGGGTCCTCACATAGTCAGTTAAAAAGTAAGCGTCAACTAAGTCGTCAAAGGGTTTAGGTATCTTTTTAGATGGGCCAATTTCATTAACACAAAAATTATGTATAGGGTGTTTAGCTAAAATTTTATCTTCCAAAACATTATTTAAAAAGACATCCCATAGGGCAGATTTGTTCATATTACCCTTTCCTGCATGTTTCTTTAAAGAAGTAGGAGCTATTGTAAATATATTATGTACATCAAGTTCTGAAAGCATTCTCTCTTTAAGGATTGCTGCGCCTGCTGCCATATCTATAATATTGTTAGTTCCCATAGCAGAACCATAAGAAGACCCTTCAAAAGAAATAATATAATCTTCTTTAGTTTGAGTTATTCCTATTATAATCTGCACCAATGTATCAGCGGTTGCTATATACCTTTTAATCTTTAAAAGTTCTCCACTCGAGTATTCTGAAGATTTAGGCCAATCTGGTTGATGTAGTAGGGTTACGCCTTTGAGGTGTGATATATCTTCTTGCCATGCACGTTCTTTCTTTGTGCCCTGTCCTTCTTTTATATAAGATATAAAATGATATTGGTTAGTGTCGTCCTGGTATATACAAATACCTGGGGAGTTTAATGAGAAGTCTACTGATACGTAATTCAAATTAGAATGATTTTCCGATAGCAGCACCTAATCCGGCACCAACTAATCTAGAGGTTAATAAATCGTAAAAAATACCTTTCTGAATTCCTAAAACCTTAGCAACTGTTTTACCAATTGTTTTACCTAAAGCAAATCCAGTAAGTCCACCGAATATAGAGCCTAAGAAACCTTCATTTGTTAATTCCTCATTAAATCTATCAAAATCAAACGTTCCGTCTTCGTTTGCATATTGTTTAGTAAATTCTTCTAATGCGGCATCAACCTTTTGCTCTAATTCGTCAGTCCATTCAGACTGTAGAGATTCTTCTAATAGAGTAATTTCCTCTTTAGTTATATTCTCTTCGCTTAAGTATTCAAAAAATGTTTTCATTATAATTGTCTATATTGTTATGGATTATATATCTCGTTTATTTATTGTCTATTTCAGGAGTTATATTAAACTTGTTATAATAAAAATTAAGAGTGAATGTAGAAAACTCCGCAACATTACTTGACATATTCAATTCTAACTCTGATATTGAATTAAGAATGGGTTTTTCGAAAACTGCACTCATTAAATGTATACCTTCAGAATCCATTATTTGAAGTTTAAGATCGTTAATAAATGGTTCTCTGACGTGTTTTGAATAATAATACAATAAAGTATCTTGCATTATAAAATAATTAACATATCCATCTAATAATTGGAGCTCTATAGAAAATTGCCTTTCAATAGTATTCTGTATAGGAATAGATCCTCTGTGATATGTGATAGTTCCGTCATTAGGCGATTGTGATATTGGATCAAAATTAATACCTGGCATACTTAAGCCCTGTATAGAATAATTGATAAAATCAATAGGTTCTTCTAGGATATTACCTGGTATTCTATTTAAATAAGGCCTGTACTTGTCTACTACTTCCTTTGGAATAAAGGTTCTAGGAAACTTAAAGTTAAATAAATTATTTCTACTATTTAATATCATTATATTATTTCTACTTTTCCATGATACAATAGCGATTCTGTTTCTCCATTCTTTATATTAATATAGAATTTGTCCTCGAATCTATTTGTATCTTTTTTATCAAATCTAACCGCAGTTGCCTTTGGTATTTTAAAGAATACTTCTCCTAGACCTAAATCTATGTTAGGAAAGGATGGGTCATGTGCTATTGTTTTTTCAGTAGCACCGCTTTTAATTATTAACATTACGTTTTCTGCACTTACTAGTGAAACCGCTTTTTTATCGTCTCCATCTGGTTGTGCAATATTGAATTTCACAAAGTTATCAGATACCTTGGACAGCTTTATAATAGCTTCTCCTTCTTCAAAAAACTTAATGTTATCTAATTCTTCAGATTCTGTTAAATCTGTTGTAACATTCGTAGCAGATGCTAATATCCCGTAGGTATCTAACGCAACTGGAACATATTTAGTTTCTCCGACACTCGGTCTAATTGAATTAACAAATTGATTTAATTCTCTATTTACCGTAGTGTTAGGCAGCTTGTTATAAATGATAGTAGGGTCTACATTTCTTAGATTAATCTTTTCCATTCTAGTTCCATACTTTTTAGTATTATAAGAAGTCATTGTCGCAACTTTAATAATTTGAGTATTATCAGTTTCGTTATAAATTCTCATAGTATGTCTAATATAAAAAGAACTTGCTATGCTAGAATTAAATATAATAGGTCTGAAAGGAATTGGAGCTTCATAGTTTGCGGTCTGTGTAAACGTCATTGAAGATGTATCTAGGAAATCTAATCCGATTTGCTCACTGACTTCTATATCATGAAATATTATAATGTCATCACTGGAAGTCTGTATTCTTCCGTTGATGTAATTTTCAAAACCTTGCCTAGAACCATCTTTAGTTCCATACACCTGAAAATAATCCATGTCTTCTACTTCCTCTACATTAGCTGCAATATCTAGGTATTCGTCTTCTCTAGAAACGGTAACATCAATTGTATCTTCGACATTAATGTATTCTATATTTGCTTCTTCAGTTAAAGTGTCTATTAATTTTAAACTTATTTCATAATTAGTGCTATTCAGTATTGAATCCTGCCCTGAACCGAAGAAAGCGTCGTGAAAATCTTCATTTTTAGTTGTGTCGTCAAAGTGAATTAATGAAGGTACTTTAATTTGTATGTATTTAGAGTATGAAGTATCTCCTAGTACAAACGAATTAGGATTACTTATTTCGAAATTAGAATGATTTAAATATACGATAGATGTAAAATAGTTATAAACTCCAGATTCTCTTTTTACCTTAACCTGAAACATAAAACCTTCCTTACCTCTTGCTGCAAATGAAAATCCTGTTCTTAGGTGTAATCTAATTGTGTCATACCAAACGTCTCCAACTATACTATCATCTACATTTGCAAGAGAAGAATCTGTGCCATTCCACTGTGAATTATCTAAATACGCTAAATCATTTTTAAGTAAGGCCCATTTGCCATCACTATTAGATGGAACTCCATAATATCTTCCAACTTCTCCAGTTGCAGTTTTAATACTATTTCCAGTTTCTTGCTCTGGTTCTGCAAATAAAGGATTAGCTCTATTCCCTACATTTAT